AGAGTCTTCCAATCCGTGGATATTTTCGAAGACGCTCAAGGCACAGGAAATTGTCAATACACACAGGAAGTCACGTGCGCATGTCCGTAAACTACGTCGCGGTTTACGTCTTCATTTAAATTTTTATTCTTTTTTGCGCGTAGTAAAAACGTATCAACGAGTTGACGTCGACACGCGTCGGATAATATATTTTCGACGACAACGAATCCTTCACCTCTTCTGACGAGACCATTTGAATTCACGTCACAAGATATGTTTATGTCATCGACACGTTTTTTATACATGAACAAATGAATGACCATTAAAAGTACAATCAGTATCACGAGTGGTATGAATTGAGATTATTAATTTCCAAAGGCGATGCCACCCATGCCATCGCGAATGCGCAACACGTTCATGTTCACGCCATAGGCGCGAGTGATGCCACCGGCGCCACCGGTGGGCGATGCGAGCTTGAGACGCGCCGTATCGATGCGCGAAAAGTTCAGGGAGCCCGTCATTTGAGTCTTGTTCAGTGCGAGAGAGAACGGCCACGTGTACAACGGAAGCGTGTCCAAGACGTCATCCGGGAGCGACGTCGTGTGCATCTCGGGAACGATAGTGTGGTGGTACAGCGCGGACGTTCCATCGAACAGCGGCGTGCCGTTGATGTACAACGTGCTCTCGGCGAACGTGTACTTGGACGCCCAGTTGCTCGTGCCAGTCTTCGAGGAGATGACGTGCACCGCGCGCGTCGGGTGGTTGAAATACGTGAGGTCGACTTCGGTGTCGGTCTCGTTCATCATCTGGAATTGGACCTGGTTGATGAGCAACTTTTGTTCGTTCTCGACGAAGAACTTGCGTTCGTCGGTGTCGACGAAAACGAACTGCGCGTACACCTTCGGCGTCGCCGACGGCGTGAAACCCGAGCGGCACTTGATGCGCACTTCCACCTGGTGGTTCGCGAGGGCGACGAGCGGGAGCGACTTTGTCCAGTCCTCGGTGAAGAAGAACGGAATCATGTAGTGCCCGGCGTTGGAACCACCGCTGTCCACCGCGTTCGGCTTAACCTCCGACGTCGTCACCGCCATGGACGACTTCGCACCATCGGGGCGGTACAAGACGTTGTGCACACCCTGGATGTAGAGCGAGTCGAGGCGGCACACTTCTTGGCCACCGATCCAAAGGGAGAATTCCGTCGGGTCGACGGCTTCGTTGAAGAACCCCGTGCTTCCACTCACGGCGCCAATGTCGGGGGCTTCCACCCAAAGATAGGACAGGAGGTCACCTTTGCTGCGAATCGGAATCGTGACCTCATTGTTCGACGCGAAGGTGCCGATATAGTCGAGACGTTCGGGCTTGGTTGCGAAGTTCGTATAACGCTTGTAGTTTTGTCTAAAAAAACTCACTTCAGGGTTCGAGGTCGTGTAGGTGTCCTGGACGCCTCGGCTGACCAATTCAATCAAAGCCGCAGACATTGTATTGTTTACTATATAAAACATATTAAAATTTTGAGTGAGATTATAACACATGGTGGTTTTTCAGGCGCTGACGTGGGAAGCACGGGATGACGAGGACAATGGACATCTCATCAGCATCTTCGGCAAGACCGAAGACGGCAAGTCCGTCTGTGTCACGACGGAATTTACCCCGTACTTTTACATCAAACTTCCCGATGCCAAAACACACACGATCGCCGAGGTGTATCACGCGTTGGATAAGCGGTGTCCTGAGTGTTTAGTGGGATATGGGTTAAAGAAGGCCAAAGACATATGGGGGTTTCAGAACAACGAGGAGTTTCCATTCATGCGCCTGGACTGCGCCGACCTCGCCAAGCGAAGGTACCTCTCAAACACGCTCAAGTACGGGGTGCAGCTCGCCAGAGGGATGACAAAGTTACGCGTGTACGAAGCCAATCTCGACCCCGTGCTGCGTCTCATGCATCGCACTGGGATTGAGTCAACGGGGTGGCTCGACACCGGGGACAAGTGTGTGCGTTCGCATCTCGCACACGTGAACATCGACCTGTTCTGTAACGACTGGCGCACGCTCACGCCGGTGAAGAGAGACGACATCGCCCCATTCGTCGTGGCATCCGTGGACATCGAGTGCAACAGCTCCACTGGGAAGTTCCCCGACGCCGACGTCGCGGGTGATTGTTGTTTTCAAATCGCGTTGACCCTGTGCAGGTTTGGGAGCGACGAACCCTACGAGGAGGTGTGCTTGTGTTACAAGAAGACCGAGGGCGCCAGGGTCGTGTCTTTCGACACCGAAAGAGAGCTCCTCGAGGGGTTTCAAAGGTATCTTCGAAAGGCTGACGTGGACATCGTCACCGGATGGAACATCTTTGGGTTTGATTTGGAGTACATCATGAAACGAGGCATGGTGTGCAAGTGCGCTCCTGAATTCTATGAGATGGGTAAGTTGAAACACACGTCGTGCGAGATGCTTTACAAGAAATTGTCATCGAGCGCCCTGGGAGATAACGAGTTGAAACTGCTTCCCATGGCGGGCAGGTTCGTCTTCGACTTGTTTCACGAAGTCAAGCGAGGGTACAAACTCGATAGTTACAAGTTGAACAGCGTCGCACAGCTCTACCTGGGTGACCAGAAGTTGGACATGCCCCCGAGGGAGATTTTTGCAAGGTTTCAAGAGGGTGACCCGGTGCGTCTGGGTCAAGTCGCGGATTATTGCATCAAAGATACCCTCCTTCCACACAAGCTTCTCTCAAAGTTGTGCATCCTCGTCAACCTCTTAGAAATGGCGAAAGCCACTTCAGTGCCGCTGTGTTTTCTCGTCGAGAGAGGTCAGCAAATTAAAGTGTTTTCGCAATTGTGTAAAAAGGCGTCTGAACTCGGGTTTCTCGTTCCAGTCATCTACCAAGGAGCGCTCACGGAGGAGGGCTACGAGGGCGCCACCGTCCTGGAAGCGCAGGCGGGCGCGTATTACGCACCAATCACCGCCCTGGATTTCGCGTCGCTGTATCCATCCATCATGATGGCGCACAATCTATGCTACAGCACGCTGGTCATGGACAAGCGACGTTATGGAAACATTCCAGGGGTGGAGTACGAGACGTTCACGCTCGCCTCGGGGAAGTCGTACACGTTCGCACAAAACACACAGAGCGTGCTCCCGACCATCTTGTCAGAGCTCAAACAGTTTCGTAAACAAGCCAAGAAGGACATGGCCGCGGCGACGACGCAGGGGATGAAGGAAGTGTACAACGGCAAGCAGTTGGCGTATAAAATTTCCATGAATTCGTGTTATGGTTTTACCGGTGCGTCCAAAGGGATGTTACCGTGCGTGGCCATCGCGAGTTCCGTCACATTCAAGGGGCGTTCGATGATTGAGGAGACCAAAAACTACGTCGAAGCGCATTTCCCTGGGGCCAAGGTGCGGTATGGGGATTCCGTGACTCCAGATTCAGCCCTCTTAATCAGACACGATGGTGTCGTAAGGACCACTCGAATCGATGCGTTGGTGTCTGCGTATGAGACCAGGTCTGATGGGAAAGAATTCTCAGACGTTCACGGCGTTGAGGTGTGGTCAGACACGGGTTTCACAGAAATCAAACAGGTCATTCGACATAAAACAGATAAACCTATATACCGAGTCTTGACTCACACGGGGATTGCCGACGTCACGGAAGACCACAGCTTATTGTCGGTCGATAAGCGTGAGATGAAACCCGTGGACGTCGCCGTCGGTGTTGAACTTTTACATCACGATTGCGGGCGAGCCTTTGAGACTGAAATTCAAACCGACATCACGGTCGCAGAAGCGAAAGTCATGGGTTTCTTTCTTGGGGACGGGTCGTGTGGCCACTATGGGGAAAAGTACACCTGGGCGCTGAATAATTCAAATATGTCACTTCTTGGAGCGATGCAAGAGGCGTGTCCATTTGAGACGAAGATTTTGGATACACTGAAATCAAGTGGCGTGTATAAATTGGTGCCGATTGGCAAAATAAAAGATGTCACTTTGCGCTATCGTGCATTGTTTTATAACGCGCACAAAGAAAAGATAGTGCCTCCGTGTATACTCAACGCACCCCTTGACATCGTCAAGTCATTTTGGGATGGGTATTATCTATCTGATGGGGATACACGTTTCGACATGAAGGGTAAAGAAGGTAGTTTGGGTTTATGTTTTCTCGCTCGACGACTTGGCTATAACGTCTCGATAAATTGTCGAGCTGACAAGATAAGACAGACGTGTACCATGGGTTCGCAACGACACAATCCACTGGCCATCAAAAAGATTGAGCCACTTGGAAATACGTCGGATTACGTCTATGACTTAACAACAGAGTCTCATCATTTCCACGTGGGTCCGGGACACATGATTGTTCATAACACCGATTCCGTCATGGTTGAATTCGACGTGCAAGGGCGCACGGGGCAAGATGCCATCGATTACAGTTGGGAATTGGGCGAGCAAGCGGCGGCGCAGTGCACAAAGTTGTTCAAGAAGCCCAATGACTTGGAGTTGGAAAAGGTGTACATGCCGTACATTCTCTACAGTAAGAAACGCTACGCGGCCAAGTTGTGGGAGAAGGGCAAATCTGGAAAGGTGGAGTTCAAGTACATCGATGTCAAGGGTTTGCAATTGGTGCGTCGAGACAACACCCCACACGTGCGCGAAGTGTGTAAAGAATTGCTCGACGTGATTTTAGAGTCTTCCGAACCCGACCCCCCACAGGTGTTGGCGAGACAGCGGGCGTTGGAGCTCTTGACGGGAGATGTGCCCCATTCGAAGCTCGTACTGAGTCAGTCCCTTTCGGATACGTACAAAGTGAAGGGCATCCCCGTGTCCATCAAAGACATCGACCGCAGTTGGGACATTTCGATGAGTCACGTTCAGGTGCACAATAAGATGCGCCAGAGAAAGCCCGGTTCGGAACCGCAAAGTGGCGACCGCGTGCCCTACATCCTCACCAAGACGGAGGACCATCGGGCCAGGGCGTTCGAAAAAGCGGAGGACCCCGTGTACGTGGAAGAGCACGACATTCCGGTGGACTACCATTATTATTTCCTTAATAAATTCTTAAACCCTGTATGTGACCTGCTCGAACCCCTGGTCCCGGGAGCTAAACAAATCATATTTGGCGAGATTATTGAAAAAAATAAACCCCCAAAGAAGAAGAGGGCCCCGGCCAAGCAAAAGACTACAATCACACAATTATTTAAAAATTTCGAGCTCTCTAAAAATAATGGACGAGCTCAGTCAGAAGATTGCGAAAATAATAGATGACGAGGTGGAGCGACGGGTGCGGTCGCAACTCGACGCCGTCACCCTAGAGTATAATGAAAAGTTAGACGGGTACATCAATCACATCGCGCTGCATCACGGAATATCTAAAGACCTGCTGCTCCGTGATGTTCCAGCGTTCACGGACAGGACGCGATGTAAGGGGTTGAAGAGGGACCACTCGCGGTGTACGAGAAAAGGGACGCATCATGGATATTGCACGATGCACCTGTTTCAGAGGCAACAACTGCAACCCATCACAATAGAGTTACAGACGTCGCACACCCACGGGATGGAGATTTTACACGACCCAACGTGCCCGGCGTGTATTGAACAGGACCGAAAGAAGCTTATAGATTTAAATAGTATATTATTCAATGAGTAAATCCGATATTCTGCTATCATCTATAAATGCCTTTTACAACGACGAAAAGAATAAAGCTACATTGGTGAACATTTTGAATAAAAAGTCGGGCATGTCCCTGCGCAATTTGGAGTGGTTCATCACGAACTACGCAAAGAAAAATCACACGTCCTACACCACCGACGATGGTAAAATGTTCAGCGTGCACACCGCCTACAAGAGTTCGCTCTTGGGTTACAGCAAAAAGCTGTTCGACCCATTCTGTCGAGCGGAGAAGATTTCCTACGTGATTCCGGGAACATCTGAGGAAATTCAAACCACCGTGGCGCAATTGAATTTCATCAAGTGGTGCATTAAGAATGATATCATAGAATTCATGACGGCGAACAAGTCCAAACTTCTCGCTAATAAGCACGGGACATGTACCCACCTTTAAAATTAAATGTTTCATAGCCCGTGTAATACATGTGTAAACTATACGTCTGACTCGTCGGCAGGAGGTCGCACTCGATGGTCGTCTTGTTCGATTGCAACTGACTGAAATCTAAACTTCCCGATGGTTGAACATTCACTGGATTCATTGAGAATGAGTACGAGTAAATGTTTCTAATCGGTCGCGACAATCTCTTCTCGTAAGGGACGTAGTATTTATAAAACGTGTGGTCCGTCGACGTCATGTTCGGTAACTGCGTGCCCTGAATGTAAAAGCTCGCGCGGTCCATCACCGGGTCGAAGAACGTGTTGAGTTCGTCAAAATTCACGTTCGAGCTAAAGTTGAATCTGTTGTGCATGTAAAAGTTACCCTCCTCGGTCTCGCCCGGTTCCTTGACGATGGCTGGGTCTTCGAACTTTGTGTTTCGGAAAAACCAGTGCAAGGTTTTCACCGGGATGTTTGGTACCAATTGATTCTTAATGAAATTTTGATTCGGGTCCGTGACGATGACGGGGTGTTTCTTCACGATGTCCGTGACCCAAAGACCTTGGTGATTCATGGTGTACAGGCGTTCCTCCGCACCGAGGGTGATTTCTTCGGTGACGATGTCGAAGTGCGAGAGCGTCAGCGTCTGCGCGGTGTTCGAAAAGAACGTCTGTGGGTGAAAGGCGAATTCAAATTCAATCTTCTGTCGATGACACGCACACGCCGGGAAGTAAGGTCGGTTCGGTTGGTTGGATTCGTACTCATCCGACGCAAACTTTCGCGCGAAGAAAAAGTTCAGGGGCACGACGACGTCCGATTCGTACTCGGCGTAGTTGTTGGCCGTTTCAGACGTGTCGAACGCGAGCGAACGATTGACCAGAAATCGATTCGCCACTTTTTCGGACATTTCCGTGTACAATTCGTCGTGAAGAACGCCCCAATCGCCCCAAAACGTTTCCACCTCCAACTCGTCCACGAACATTTTCACGTGCGAGAGGAGATGCCGCCCCACCTGGTCCGCGTAGTTTCCACCCACTTCGAGCGCGGGAAGGGTGACGCTCAGGTACATGTTCGATAAGAGGTCGCCCATGTTTTTCGGGTCGAACTGCACCTTGATGGTTTCCCCAAAGGGCCACGTGTCTGGTCGATTCGAGGGTGCGGTGATGTTTCGATTCCTATGGTACTTTCTAAATTCAGAGTGACGCGGTGTCTTGTCATTAAAAAAACTTTCTTCTGGGTTTTTCGAAAGCAGGTATGTATCCTGTTTCCCGATGGCACTGAGTGCGACGTGCGCAGCTTCACCCATGCTTACTCTATGCTTACAATTTTTTGAGGTCGTTCTGCCACATCTGCGTGTGCGTGATTTTCTTGAGTTCAGCGAGCTCGCGTTCAGCCTGAGCGGCTTCTTCCATGAGGGCTCGCACCGCTTCCTCGGTGTATTGGTACGTGCGAATGTTCAAAAGGTAGTCGAACTTTCCATCAATCATGGGAAAGGTGTGTAGCATTTCTTGTTCGAGTTCGGCGCGTTTTCGCTTGAAGACGCGGAGTTTGTCATCGACCACCATTTTTACGAATAAAGCCTTGTGCGTACACACGCGCGACCGCTCTTGATACTCCTTGATGAGATGCGCTTTTCGTTTGACGTAATACTCCAGACGCGCCTTGATGAAGTCCGCCAGGATGGCTTCGGGGGTTTCGTACCGATGGATGCCCTTCTGTGGATGAAACAAATGCATGTTGGAGGTGTGAATCACTTTACGCAATCTGAAATCCTTCACGGGGTCGTCCCCGGTGTATCCCGTGATGACGAAGTGCACGTCCTCGATGGTGCTCTTGTTGGTGTACGCGCTGATGACTTTTTTGTCCACGAGTTCGTCGAGTGATTCTTTGAAATCTTGCGTCCATCGCCCGGGGGGGAGTTCGGTGACCACGCCGTTGGTCCACACACCCTCGGCGACCCACGACCCATCGGATTTCGTAATGGTACCCTTAAACCCCCTGTAATACGGAGTCATCTCCAACATTGGTTTGTCACCGAGTGCTCGCGCGATGTTTTGTACGATGTCCTTGGGGTTAAATGGTGGCACGGAACAGCTGAACCCCGTGCCGATGCCTTCGGTGCCGTTCACGAGAACCATGGGAATGATGGGCATGTAAAACTCGGGTTCGATGGCGCGTCCGTCATCTCGCAAGTGCGTGAGCACGGGTTCATCCAGAGGGTTGAACACGCGGCGCGTCTCGGGCGCCAACTTTGTGAAAATGTACCTCGTTTGAGACGCGTCTTTACCACCCATGAGACGCGTTCCGAACTGCCCACAAGGCACGAGGAGGTTGATGTTGTTCGAACCCACGTAATCGTTCGCCAACTTGACGATGGTGTCCGCGAGGGACACTTCACCGTGGTGGTACGAACTCTTGTCGGCGACGTAGGCGGCGAGCTGAGCCACTTTCATCTCATCCTTGAGGTTCTTGTGGAAACACGCGAACAGCACTTTGCGTTGGGAAGGTTTGAGTCCATCCATGACGTGCGCGATGGACCGCTTCAGGTCAGCCATGCTGAAGTTGACGAGGTCTTTGTGCACGAAATCACTGATGCTGATGCGTTCGATGTCACCATAAGGGATTTCCATGTGCGATGGGTCCTTCATCGACGTTTCCAGTAACCACGTCTTTCGGTCGTCAGCCTTTTTCTTGTCAAACGCGAGGGTTATGGAGGCATCAGTCATGGCGTCGACGTCGAATTTCACCACGAGTTTGCTGATGTTTTTAAAATACTCGCGAGCCTCTTGAGACGTGGACGTCCCCAAACCTTTGTAGTATTTTATTTTCCATCCACCGTACTGATTGTTCGCGTACCACTGTCGAAACGCGTTATCGGTGTAGAAGCTGACGATTTCACGCCCCTTGGTCGCTTTAATGATTGGGGTGACCATGCTCTCCACGTAGTTCAGCTTGAGCAGGGAGGGCCAGAAATAATGAAACATGTTCAAAAGAAGACCCTTGATGTGTGAGCCGTCGTTATCGGCGTCGGTCATGATGAGCAGACGTCCATAGCGAAGGTCGCGGAGGTCGGTGTACTCCCTGCCTTGTTGCAATCCCAAAATCTTCTTCAAGTCTGAGAATTCTTTATTTTCAGTCAACGTCTTCACCGATGCGTCGCGCACGTTCTTGCATTTACCGCGAAGGGGGAAGACGCCGTAGTAGTCGCGACCGACCACGGAGAGCCCGGCCACCGCCAGGGTCTTTGCCGAATCACCCTCGGTGACGATGAGCGTGCACTTGTTCGATTGCGCGGTCCCAGCTTTGTTGGCGTCGTCCAACTTGGGCACGCCAGATATTTTTGACTTTTTCACACCCGCGTCGGTCTTTTTCAATTGTTGCATTTCCTTGTACTTTGAGAGCGTTTGAAGTTCCTCCTGAATCCCCGAACGGAGCGCAGCCTTGACGAAGGACGCGGGTGGTTCGAAACGACTTCCAAAGTCCGCGAGCTTTGATGTGCACTCGGATTTCACTTGCGAAGAGAAGGATGGATTCTCGAGCGTCGCCTTGACGAAGATGAAAAAGGTGTTCTTGACTTGTTGTGGTTTGAGTTGAAACTTGTTCCCAAAGGCGGCGACGATTTGCGACGTCGCGTGGTCCACGTGCGTGCCACCCTTCGTGGTGCATATGCCGTTCACGAAGGATACCTGTTCGAACCCATCCTGCGACGGCGCGATGCACACGGACCAGCGGTCGAACGTCGTGCTCACGATGGCGTCCGTGTTGGTGTACATCGCCGCGTACTTTTCAAAGGACATCTTGCCCAGGGGTTCGCCTTGAAATTTTACTTTGCAGTTTGATGTCGTGCACACGTTGCAATCCCACACGCGTTTTTTAAATATTTCATAAATGTCACTCGTCATGCCACGCATCTTAAAGCGTTTCCAATCCGGTATAAAGGTGATGCTCACGACGGACGTCGCTCCTGAAAATTTTTTAATTTTTGGTGGATTGCATGTGGTCATATTATCCCCCCAACTTTGAGTATACGCGAGTTTGTTCTCACCATCTTTAATCACAATCTCAAACTTTGTTGAATATATGTTTGCCAGCTTGGCACCGTATCCGTTGCGACCACCGACGATGCGTTTTTGCGTGTCGTCGTAGTTCGTGCTCGTGAGGAGGTGACCGAACGTGAGTTCAGGGTTCCACACACCCTCCGTGGCGTGTTCTCTCACGGCGATGCCACCCAGGGGTCCATTGTTCGTGATCGTCACGGCCCCGGTGACCTTGTCCACGTCCACGAGAATCGAGCTCACGCCTTTGGGGAAGAGGCTGTTGCGGTCGATGGCGTTGACCAGGATTTCGTCGAAAATCTTCAACAACGCGGGACTGTACTGCACGGACTTTTTCACGAACGCATCGCCCTCGAGCACCCAATAAGGTTCGCGCGTCTGTTCCACGGGGCCGACGTAGCTGTCGGGTCTCTTGAGAATGTGTTCGATGTGCGTGAGTTTTTGAATCGTCTCTTTCATGATGGGTACATGAACTCGCGCATCTCTTCAATCCATTTGACCAACGCCTCACGGGGGATGCTTTTTGAAATATATGGTCGTATACGAGAACGCCCAGTTTCCCTGTCACGCAATGCGTGGAAACTTGGTTTTTTATAATTCTGAAAACAATAAAAGCACACTCTGCGCAAACGTTTGTCCATGAATTTATAGTACATCAGATTCATGTATAATGGGATGGGGTTATATATGTGTCGATAGTCATAATACGCGATGAATTCATACGCAGTATCAGTGCAGATGCGAGGTTGAATAGGGTGGTCGCACACGAAACACGTGTATTTCCAGTCAATGAACATTACACTACTAGCTCATGATTTCCTTAAAAGAGACGAGCGCAATATCGTGGGTCTCGAAAATATCCACGAGGTCTTCCCACGAACACGACTCCACCTCGCACTTGTCCACGACGAGCGCGTATCGGTGCGACGGGTCGTCATCGACCGGAATCTTACGTTCGATGTCGCGGAGGATGTGTGGGTACTCCTCACCAAGGGTCGGGCACACGTCGACGTGAATGGTGACACCTTCACCCCCGAGGTCTTTGGTCATCATCACGATGTCTGGGTCGTCGTCGTCGGCGCAGAACGTCACCTCGCTCTCGCTCGCAAAGTCGCGCCGAAAGTCCTTGGACACGCCCGTGTACACGAGAATGTTTCGCTCGGTCTCGATGCACAGGTCCCACTCGTCGAATTCGATGATGCTCACGATGTCGTTTATGTCGTGGTCGATGTCTACCTCGCGGTGTTTCCAAAGCTTGCGCAGGGTTCGATTCTCAAACTTTGGCGAAGACGCCTCGCGTTCCATGACCCGGTGGAAGAGGCCATTGGAATACGTGTCAGAGAGGAAAAGATTCTTGAGGGAATTGTGTTCGAACGACATCTTACACAAATAATGTCGATTGGCTTTATATCAATGCTTCCCATTGAAAATATCCCGCATCTCTGCCACATATGAGACGCATGTGTTCACATGGGTCCACGTCGACGTCGTCGAACCCAAGTTCCCTTTTCCAATACGTCGCCGTGTCGTCGGTGATTCGACGAGGAAGAACGTCGCCGTAGACGACTCGAAGACGACGTCTGAGATACGTGCCAAAACCATGCCCGGTGATGCGCGTCTCGAACCACTCGAGGATGCCTAAATCACGCGTCGCGCGACGCACGCAGGCGTACGCCACCACGTAGGTGCCCTCGTTGATGAGCGTGTCGTGTTGCGAATCATTCATCAGTGGTCGCCATCCATCGATGGATGTCGTTTGTAGCACGTAAACATCACCGAGCTGCGTGAGCAGTTCTGGTTTCGTGCTTTTAATAAATCTAAGAAATTCACCACCATCACCGAGTTTGTATTGAGAAATGTACGTCGGTGGAATTCGAAACATCGTCGTGCATCGCGTGCGTATGAAAAAAAAACTGGGGGTTATTTTAGATGTATTTGTACCTCATCGTCATACTATGCACAGCGTGCGCGGTGGCTCAAAACGCGAAGCGGGGGAAGACGAAGACGATTGACATATTGATGAAAAAATCGGCAAAGTACGCGACGATGGCGCAGCAGGACGGGTCCCCCATGCACAGCGTGGTGCACGCGAATCACGCGATGGCTTTCCTCGCGGCGGCGCAGGAGGTGGCGGGGTCCGACAGCGAGATACGAGACGTCACGGGAATCGACATGACCATATTCAAGGACCGCGTGTTGGGGGTTCAACACGAGGTGACGCAAAAAACCCTGGAAAAGTGTCCACAATTCAAGGGAGACCTCGACCTCTACTTGTCCGCGATCGCCGACAGTTGAGATTAATATCTCACATATATCAAAACCATGCGTTGGTTAAACAACACATATAAGGAGCGCATCAACACGAAGACTCAAAAGGAAGCCATCAAACTCATCGACCGCGCCGCGTTCGCGTACCCGTCGACGGCGAACGCGCAGCGTCGACACATCGCCGAATTGTACATCGAGGGCGTCTTGAACAATAACAGCTTGCGTCAACTTCTCCAGCGCGTCGCGTACGTCGTCCCACCCGTGTCTCCGGCGAGTTCACCGCAACGTCCGAAGAAGACGAACACTGATCAGAGTTCACCCATACCCATCCCTCGGCGGCGTCGAGTATTAAACACATCGCGCCCTTATTAGATAACCAAGATGGAAATCATCCGTGATGACACGTGGCAGAGTATATTTAAAGATGTATCAGTCACGTGTCAGGATGTGAACTATTGCACGAGGTTCGCCAACGCCGCGTGGAGGTACAAGGCCAAGGCGCGCGAGATACAGGCGCAACGAACGTCGCGACAAGTGCAGCTCCTGCACTCGAAGCGCGACGTGCCGCAGAAGAAGCAGTCGCAGACGTCTGGCTTTTGCGAGGGTAAGACAAAGGGGGGACAACCTTGTCGCTTCAAGGCGAGTTGTAATGGATTTTGTAAGAAACACATGTTTATGTAATTTTAATTAAAATGAGTTGCTGAAATTTCAAATCGTCGCCGTATTTACAATATCTTATCATCGCCGTGTCTTCGAGTTCGAAGAGTTCGTCGCTCGTGAGGTACACGCGGTTCATGGGTGATTGGTCGTCCGATACGATATCAGGCCGTTTTTGGTACACCCTATTCCCCGCATTGTGCTCGACGTGTCCCGACGTGTACACTTTGACCTCCGAGAATCGCACGCACACATAGTCGTCGGCCGTACAGCGCCGAGTACGTCGAAAATAGGGGGCGTCGGGGGTCTCCATTTTTTAGGAGAGGTTTTCGTGACCACGACTGGGGGTTTTTTTCTTCTTTATTATTAAATGTTCCTTGACCAAGAGAACCTCAGACCGGTCATCATCGCGATGGCCCTATATATCGCAGCGGTGACCATTGTTCCTAAAGTTGCCAAGAAGAGCACCGGCATTCAACCCATCGATGAACTCATCATGTACATCCTCGCCCAAAAGGGGAGTCTGATGCAAGGTACATTATTCGTGGGTCTTCTCGTGCTCGCCACCAATTACATCACGGAAGAACTCATGTAAGACTGCATCCCGCCCCACGAGGTTTTTCGTGTGCGTGTGGTCCATAAATCGTCGTCGCGTGTCGAACGCATCTCTCATGAATTCCAAGAGCTTGACCGGGTCTGGCTTCCCCCAGTGCATACCCTTTTTAAACAGAAAATCATCTTTCTCAAGCTCTTGAAGTTCACACGGCACCAAATAGGGTGTCTTTACGTATTCTGGCGACGCGCCAAAGTCGGTGATTATCACGGGCTTATCTCGCAGCGCGGCTTCCACGGGGCCCATGCCCACACCCTCCGATTTACTAAAGGACACGTAGCAGTCCCCTCGCCTGTGCACCCGCTCTTCCATGTCGTCGTCGGAGATGAGGCCGTTGATGACTTCGACTCGTGGCAGTTTGATGTGGACGTCTTTCACACACGTCGCCTTCACCAGGAGACGGGACTTGGGTTCGTTCAACCGGATGAACGCTTCGAGAATGGCGTTGAATTGTTTTCGGTCGTCCAGGACGTTTCCAATGTGATAAAAGGTGTACGTATCCGGACCGGGGACGTGGGCGTGCACGACGTAGAACTCGGTGTCGGGGAACTGGCGAGAGAACACTTCCTGACAAAATTCGCTCGGCACGGCCACCCTCTTGAAGTGTTCGAAGAGCAGGCCGTAATCTTCGTGAACCTCCATGGTCTCGCACACCGTCATGAGGGCGAGGTTTTTCACGCGACTCTTGATGTACGGAATGTGTTCGATGGTTTGTTTGATTGGAATCGTGAACAACAGGCCGTGTTCACTCTCGGGAATCTCCGAACCTATGACGTGGTAGGTTGCATCAGGAAACAACGCGGTGTACTTCGAGCAGAGTTGACCGATGCCCGCGAGACGCGTTGGTCCGATGAAGAGCATCCTTTGTCTTTTAAAGATTATCTACGCTTTATGTATAATAACCAGCAATGCAAGCTCTCAAGGATGAAATTGCCGAAGAACGAAAGCGCACCCGAGTCGACAAGGATCGTTTGTATGAAATTTTGGCCAAGTTCGCCGACGTCGTCGCGGAAGGTGGTCTCGGCGGTGGTACCCCAGGCCCGCGCGGCAGTGTCGGCCCGGCGGGTCCGCAAGGTCCGAGAGGTAAGCCGGGCGAGCCGGGCACGTGCGAATGCAAGTGCGTGAGCGTCACGCCCGCCCCCGCACCGGTCGAGGCTCCGAAAAAGAAGACGACTACCAAAAAATCTGCGTAATCACCCCCAGTTTCCCATTGTCTCTCCAGAACGCGACGCACGCGATGGTCTTCGAAATCGATGACATGGTTTTAATCATGGTCGGTCGAACCACACGACCTGGACAAATAATGGACATAAAGGGCTCTAAATACTTGGTGGAGTTGTATCACGATGGGGATAACTCAATGAGTCAGACGAAGTATCAGTATTGGCGTAAAGAGCGTGACATAGGCTTGTTCACGTTTGACTCGTGGTTCGCAAACTATACGTCGTGCCCTAAGAGCGCCTTCATAGCGTACAGAATGGCTGGGGGGTACATTCCCGCGTTTCGCATGAGACCAACTTCTATAGATTAAAACCCCCAGTCACCACCCACTCCAATCCATGGTCGACAAACATGGACGATGTACACTATGCATTACAACACAGAGACGTGACCACTGCGGCTCGAATCATGCATCACGTGGATGAAGAGGTGCTCACGAGCGCCGTGCTCAGTGGTGACATCCGAACCATCAGGTTTGTCATGGACCGATGGCCGGAAGGTGCACACCTCGACCGTCGCATGATATTCGTCGCGTGCGCGAAGGCTGACGTGCACGAGGACGTGTGGAATTACTGCACCAAACACTTTCCATACACAAACTTTAACGCCGCACTGAAGTGTGCGCTCAAGTTTCACTCGCACAACGCCATCGAGTACCTGTTGCGCACGTACGAGTTTTCACCAGAGGCAAAGTTGTGGTGTCAAAACGTGGAACAATTGAAGATGATTCACGCAAAGAACGACTCGTGGCCGATGGACTTTCTTTGCGAAATCGAGAATCATGAGATGCGCGAATACTACAAGTCGTATGAATCTAAGCGAAAGCTCGCGGAAGTTTTTGGTATCATAGAGGAATTAGATATCTCCGAGGGGGACTATCTCAAGGTGTGTAAAGTCATGAAGGAACTACACGCCGCCCTATGACCCACAACCACCCACCGATAATCGTAGCCACTAGAATTAATAAATAAACAAAAGGATATTTCTTCTTCTCCCTGTCTTCGGGCGTCGGTAGGCGTCGCACGTTTTTATTGAGTGTATCTATTTTTCCACACAACTTCTCGAGGACTTCGAGGATTTGTGCATCCTTGTTGGTGGGTTTCTCCTTGACATCGATGGACGTCACTTCGAGAACCATGTGCCACGACGCGTCTGGCTGGAGAAGGACGTAGTCCCCGTCGTCTTGGTACTCGTAAATTTTAAAATTCAATCGCTTGATGCTCATCGGGTTGAACAACTGCGTCTGGCGTTGGAACGCTTTCCATTGTTTGTCGCGAATCACGATGCCGTTCGACCCACCGAAGTGACGTTCGAGGGGAATGCGTGCGAACACTAAACCCTGTCTTTCGTCCAATAGTTGCGCCACTTTTGGCACATCTGGACAGAGCACGTCGACGTATTTCGCCACATTCGTGCTCAGGTTTGAGTTATTTTCACCAATCTGGGTCAGGTAGAAATCAACCATCTTCACCCCGATGACTTTTCCCATGTTTTCCACGTGCGTGTTTGATTCAAGGCTTAAGTCTACGCTGAATACGTTATTTGACCCTCGCACAAAATTAGAATCTACGATGATGTATTGAGTTTTTGTCGGTAAATCCCCCAGTGATGGTGGCATCGTACTCTAGGATGACCTCAGAAAATAATGGACCACGATTTGTACATGTTCACGCCCCTGGAGCACGCGATGCTTCGACAGAGACCGAGAAAACGCTGGCGCGTCTATGGTGAAAAGTTTGGTAAAACCGGAGAACGTCGAAAATATTCAAAATGTACGGCGTGTCTATGCGCGAGGTACGTCGACATTTACGACCCCTCGGGTGCGTTCGTCGAAAAGAAGGTCATTCGATGTCACGCGATTAGTTGTCCTCTCCGTCCATCATGCTCAGAAGGTTCACAAAGTCCAGAAAGTAATCAAGCGTAGCTTGGACTACGTCACCGTCATAATTCTTTTGTAATATAGCATTCGTGTCGACGACGACGAACAATCCGAATAAAAAGGCTCCGAACTTTGCCATTTTCATTCCAGTGAGCACGCGACTGAAGAGGAGTGCGAGTAGTGCCACGAAGAGCACGATGTACATCGTTCGAAGGTCCAAGCCGAGGGCGGCGCTCACGGCACCGACGACGAGAAGCGCCACGAAGACGCGCACGACTTCCTCGAGGGCTTCGGTCGAAGGTTTATTCAGAGACATGAGCGCACCAGTCAGCGTACTGAACAGGGTCAGCATGATGAACCGCACAGGGGTGGACGCCTTGGCGAACGCGAGGGCGAGGATGACACCGATGGACCCGATGAAATACATGAGCACGTTTCGTCGAGCACTCTCTTCGACGAGGGGGTTCCTCGCGAGTGACAACGCCAGACTACACTGGAAGATGAGATTCACAAAAACCTGACCTAGAAATGGAAGTTTGGGATGCATTTATAGTATAAAAGAATAAAATAATTTACAAAGTAATGTACGTCTACGTTAAAGCTTTTTTGAAAAAGTTTCCAGATACATTTGTGTACGAATACGTGACCGGTACCGCCATAGACGTGTATTACATCGTGTTAGCGACGGGTCGCGTCCTACTGAAGGTGCCTGAATACATGCGTGACCACTACAACGAGAGTGACCAGGCGTTGTGGTGGCGTATGTTACCGAATGGTTTGAAAAAGTTCATCATGGATGTGGAACTTGAAAAAATATCCATGGAAAATACCCCCAGAAACAAACGAGCGGACTAGGGGGGTACCATGATGTGTTCGTTTCGAGGTACCCCCCTCGATATTATTGAACAAATATTTATACAATGTATGGCTATAATATATGACGAACCTTGATTAGCAGCTTTTAATAATACCTTCTGGTATGTTTTGTGCATATTTTTCAGCAATATTTGCAATTTTTTGTGCGATATTTTTGTTCCATTCCATTTTTGTTTGCGTCTCTGAATGAGGTCGCATACATTTTTTTGTGTGATGC